TGTTTGCCGAATTTCAATGGCTTGCCGAAAAATGGCAAAATGAAAGCTAAACAAAAGCCCGCCCTTGTACAAAGCGGGCTTTTGTTTTATCGGTTTTCAGACGGCCTGATACCTCGGGTCATCCTGCAAGGCCTTCTGCAAATCCGCCTTGCACGGTTTCAATTGCTCCACGTTGTCGCAGGCTTCCATGATGAGGTCGTACACGGCCATGTAGCGGGAGGCGGGACCGAGGTAATGGACAATACGCCACCGAAGAACTGCCCCTGAAACGGGTCAGCATCTTCTGGGGCAACTTCAAACATACGCGGCTGCATGTAGTCAAACAGCGGGTCTGACAACTTATTCGGTATAAAGCAGTCTACCATTTCGCCGTTATCATGGCGTATAAACAGGTAATCTGGTGCGCTCATTTCATTTCCCTAAATAATGTAAATCTTATCTTGTTGTTCCTGCGGCAATGATAAACATAGCCGAGGACTTTCGCCCTGTTCAAGGCATTGAGGCGGCGCAAATCCAGCGGCACTATGTCAGCTTTTGCCAAGTGCTTCTGTATTTGTTTGACTTGGTCTGTCCAATGACTCGCCGTATCAGCGAAATATTGGTTGAACTTGCCGATTTTGAACTCGTTGCCGGGGTCTTCGGTAAACTAAATCGATGGTCTGCACTGGCGCGCGGCAGGTCTTGGTCGGCAATGAGGAAGTCGGGTTTTCCGCCCGTTTTTCCAAATCGTAAGGCTCGAGCCGCACGCCGTGCGCCTGCTGCATTGCGCCGCCGTTTCGGCCTCGTGGCGGCGGCTGTTGCCCGACGCGTCTTTATCCAGCCGCGCCACTTCTTTTCGGGCGGGGCTTTGTACAGGTTTACGGTGTTCAAACCCGTGAAATACACCTTGCCGGACAGATAGGCTTCCCGTTCGGCAATCATTTTTCCACCGATCATTGCCGTGTTTCTGCCCGAACAGAGCCTGCAACGCGCCCAGTCTGTCGCCGTGGTTGTGGGCGAAGCTCGGGTAATGTCGGCGGGGATGCGCACCACCTGCCCTGTGCGCGGATTGACGGCCTCCACCATCTTAATGTCGGGTTTGTCGTCCAGGCGGCCTTGTTTGCTGTTTTCGATTTGTTCGGGGGTAAAGGCTGCGGGATTTTTTCCGATGTCCTCCCTGCGTTCGCGCAGGGCCTGTTTTTCGCTAAGCTGGATTACGCCGCACAGGCAGCCGTAGCCGTTGGGCGGAAAAATCTGTTTCCACAATTCATGCTCTACGGGCAGGATGAGGTTGTAGTAACGCTTGTGCGCCTCGCGCCGTTCGCCCGCCACGCTGGGCAGGTATTTGAGGTAGGGAAGCTCCTCTTTGGCCGCCTGCACGCGCACCCACCGCCCCGCCGCGTGGGCGGTGTGGAAGTTGGTGTGAAAGATGGTGCGCAGGCGGCGGGTGCTGCCCAGCCGTACGGTTTTTGCCGCGCCGTCCACAGGGTCGAGCATGACGGATTCGCCCCACCAGCCGCGTGCCATCAGATAGGGTTTGAGCTGCTTTTGGAAGGTGTGCCAGCCTGTGCCGTTGGCAATTGCCACCTCTACCGCCGCTTTCGTTTCGGCCAGCATGTCCTTGTCCATCATTTTCGCCACGGTAAAGGCCACGGCGTGTTCGTACAGCCATACGTCGTAATGGGAAAAACCCGGCAGCAGCTTTTTGCTTTTGAGAAAGTCGAACGCGGCGCGGTCGATTAAGGTGTTGAAGCGGATTTGCTCAGCCATTGCCGTCCCATCCGTCAGTTGTCGTCGCAGCCGTCATTCATTCTGCCCCTCGGCAAAGGCGCGGACGGACTCGCCCACCAGCTTGTCCACCAGCAGCAAATCGTTTTCCGACAAATCCATTTGGTTTAAGGCCGTCTGAAAGGCCGCGTAGCCGTCGGCTTCGGCCAGGGCGGACAGGATGGCGGCCACTTTCGGCTGCATGATGGCGCGGTCGGCGGCTTCGGCGGCGGAAAGGCCGTCTGAAACGCCCGTATCGGAAAAGCGGGCGGACAGGGCGCGGTTTTCAGACGGCCTCTGCGGGTTTTGTGCCAATTCGTAGTGTTCAGGCTCGAAGCCCAGCACTTTTTCGTAATATTCCTCGGTAAAACGAAGCTGCCCTATGTCGGCGTAGATTTTGTCGCGCTCCGCCCGCGCCTTGTCCACTTTGATTTCTTCGTTGAACTCAAACCACAGCCCGCCTTGGTGTTTCACGGGCACGCCCCATTGGGCATTAACCATAAGCAGCGCGTCCACCGCGTGCTGCACGGCCAGCGAGAGCAGGGTCAGATAGGCCTCGATGCGGTCTTGGCGGGCGTTTTCCTCAATCTGCTGCGCCGAACGGCTGCCACTGTTGAGTTCGGAGGTTTTGACCTTGCCCAAAAGCAGCTTTTGGATGCGGGCGTTGGCCAGCTTTTCGATTTCGCCGAATGCCGATCCCGTGGCGGGGTTGGTAAGCATCTCGATGCTGTCTTCGGACGAGAGCGTGGCCGCGCCGCCGTTTATCAGGCCGTACACCGTCTTCACATTGTCATCCAGCGCGTTGGCATATCTGCCCACCAGATAGGGCTGGCCGTAGCGTTTGATAAACTGGTAGGCGTATTGGATGCCCTGTTTGCGCAGGGCGACGGCGGGATAGAGCCGCGCCACGGTCATTTCGCCGGCTGGGTTTTTCGCCGTGGGCTTGTTGGCGAGAAACAGATGCAGCACATTGGTATCAACAAGCTCTTCGCCGTTTTCGCCACGGTATTTCAGCCCGCCGTCGCGCTGCGGGACGTATTTTTCCAGCTCGTCGCGGCGGTCGCGCACCTTGTCCAGCGTGATAAAGCCGTCTTCTTCTACCTTCCACACATAGCGGCCTACCGCATAGCCGTTGAGCCGCGCGGTTAAAACCAGCTCCACAAACGCGCCCAGATGGCGGCGGATGCAGCGGTAGATGCGGTCGGTCTGCGCGTCGTCCGTTCCCTCGCCGTACAGCCGCCAGCCGCTGGCCGTCATCGCCGTGCGCAGGTCTTCCTTGCAGCTTTCTACCTCGTCGTCGGAGGACACGGCGGAATAGGCCTCGGCGCGGGACAGTTGCAGCCGGTCGAGCAGCTCGTCGCTGCTTTCGGCGGAAAACGCGTCCAGCGCGTAGGCAGTATCGGCCACCAGCGTTTTCAATTCCTGCTTGAAGGCTTTTGCCTGTTTTTTCTTTTGCCAAAACATAGTTTGCTCCATGGGGTCTTGACCCGTTTTTACTAAATACTCAAAGAAGGCGGCGGCAGATCGATGGCGCGGCGCGTGGCCTGCTGGCGAATGCCGTTTGAGGCCAGTATCCACAGCATATGCAGCGCGTCGGGGCCGTCGTCGTGCGGGGCTTTTGGGAAGTGGCGCAACTGGTCGAGCAGCGCGGTGTGGTTTTTGTCGAATTTGATTAGGCCGTTGGCAATGTGCGGCTGCAAACTCTCGATGCGCAAGAGCTTGTCGGCATTGGGCTTCACGCCCCGCGCCGGCACGGGTATGCCCCGCTCTGCGCCGCGCCGCACCAGCTCGGTTTTTAAAAACTCCTGAAACTGCACCGTTTCCACCGCCCACACCTGACAACCGTACTTTTTCTGCAAGGCAATCACATCTTCGATAATCAGATCGGGCAGGCGTTTTTTGATTTGGGCGACTTCCACATACAGCACACCCGTTTCGCGGCAGAACGAACCCACCAGAATGGCCGACGGATCGCGCCCCGCGCCCGCTTTGCCCAAAGAGGGGTCGAGTGCGCCGAAGCGCACCGCGTCGGGCGGAATTTCAGACGGCCTGTAAAAGCAGTTGTCCAAAATATTGGCAAACACCGCGTCTTCGCCGCTCACGGGGTCGTTTTGCAGCTCCGAATCAAAGGCCGCGTGGCCGTCGCGGGCGCGGATTTTCATCAAATCCAACACGCCCCGCGCCGCCCAAGAGGTTTGCGCGCCCGCCATCATCTCGGCTTGGTGCGCCTCGTAAAAGGCCTGCGCCATCGCCTCGCCCGCCTTGCCGTTGTTGCACAAAATGGTTTCCCATTCCTGCCACAAATCCATATTGTCCGGCCATTCAATCATCGCCTTGAAACGCGCCGAATGCCATATCGGGTTGTTCAAGGTGCGGTTTAACACGCTGTCGTAGTGCAGAATCGTGCCGATATACACCACGTCGAACTTCTGCCCCACGCCGCCGAGCTGCAACACCGACTGTTTCAGCCAGTCTTCAAGCTTGTCGCGCTGCGCGGGATTGCGCACCGCTTCGTCGTTTTCGATGTCGTCGAGAATCACAAGGTCGGGGCGGTATGCACCGTGCGTGCGTCCGCGCAGGCGTTTGCCGCTGCCGGCCGCTTCTAGCTTGATGCCGTTGGCCGTAACCGCCGTAGCCGCCTGCCACACGCGCCCCTGCCCGCAGGCTTCGGGGAAATCGGTTTTCAAGCGCGGGTTGGCTTCCAGTTCGGCCTTGATGGATTCCAAAATCGGGTAAGCCTGGTCGATGCTGTCCATAATCAGAACAATGTAGTGTTTGCTCCCCGTTACGATGCACCACAAGGAAAACAGGCGCGACACCATGGTTGATTTTGCCTCGCCCCTCGGCGCGGCCAAGGCCAGCGTTTGGTTTTGCGGATGGCTCAAAACGGCGGGCAGGCTCTCAAACAGATACTCGTGAAGCTGCGACTTGTGCGGCGAACGGGTATAGTGCGGGAAATAATGGTTTACGAAATACTCATAACCGTGCACCGGGTCGAACACCTTTTTGCGCCGCTGTGCCACCGCAGCGGGCGAAGCGTCGAAGCCCTCCACCTCCGCCTCGATGCTGCGGCGCAGGTCGGCCGCCAGCGCGGCAAGGTTTTTTAAAAAGCCTTTGGATTTCATGATGAAAAAAGTTTTGCTCGTTTTTTTTTGCTATTGGCTCTCGGCTTCTTTGTTTTTCGGTGTGGCTTTGGACAGATAGCTGTCCGGAACGGCGGGCGCGTAATCAGACATCCTGATTCCTTTCAAAGTTAAAAACATCCTGCCGTTTTCAGACGGCCTACTTAAATTCCCGCTCCAACTGTGCGCCGAAGGGTTCGATGATTTCGGCAAAGGCAGGCAGGTGTGCGGGATGTTTTTCGCGCACGAAGGCATACAGCATTTCCAGCACCTTCAATGCAGTGGCCAGCTCGGATGTTTCCGGCATCAAACGCTTGTTGGCCGCCACTGTTTTCACCAGCGCATCGGCCAGCGTCGCCAGCGCGTCCACCCGCTCCACCGCCGACAGCGACGTATCCGCCTCCAAATCGCCCGCCGCCTGCTCGTATTGGCGCATCATCCCGCGCAGAATGCTTTGCGCCACCGTTTCCGCACCAGTCAGCGTTGCCGCCGCCCGCGCCATGTCCCAGTTGTCGCCCGAGTCCCTGGCCTCGGCCTTGCGCCGCTCCGCCGTGCGCAGCCCCATGCCGCATTCGGCCGCAGCCTCGTCCAGCGTCGCCCCGTTGATATACAGCCGGCGCAGCCGCGTGTATGTATCCTTATCGTGCATCTTCCATATCTCCAAACAAAGGCAGTTGCGTGTTGTCGGTTTTTTTCAATACGTCCCACACCCGCCGCTGCGTCAGATTGTGTTCCAAAGCCAAAAGCGCGGCCGCCTCATGCGCCCCCATCCCCTCGCCCGTCATCCGGTCGAAGCCGCGCCGGATGGCACGGTCGCGCAGCTCGCGCAGCACGGCATCACATTTGGGCAGCCACAAATACCGCTGCGCACCATATGCCCGCCCCAAGCGCAAGGCCGCCTCCTCGCCGATTTCCTCCGCCAGCCGCTCATGCAGCCGCCTGCCCGCCGCCGTGCTGTTTTTTCCCACCGGAAAATTCGCGCCGCCAAAACGCGACACCAAACGCAGCACCGCATCCCAGCCGGCCACCTGCGCCATCTGCGCCACGCTCGCCGGCAAAAGATGCCGCAGCGCGCGCAAATCGCCGTCATCCACATTCCTCATCGCCGTTTCCGCCAAAATAAAAAATACAACACATTGTTTAAAATATGTTTTATTAAAAATCCGCCGCAGCCCCCTACCCGCCGTAAGCGGTTTCCACCCTTGTCGCCGCTATTGTTTTTGACAGCATATGTGCTATCATGCTCCTATGAGAATTGTGATAGATACCAATATCCTGGTTGGCGCGTACATGGGTTCGCGCGGTTCAAACCGGCTGCTTGCCGCCTGTTTGCAAAAGCGTTTTATCCCGCTTGTCGGCTCTGCCCTACTGGCAGAATATGAAGACCTGATCGCACGGGAAGATGTGTTTGCAGGCTGTCCCCTAAACCTTGCCGAGCGCAACCAAGTGCTGAACGCCCTGCTTTCCGTTGCCCAATGGACGCGCATTTACTACCTTTGGCGGCCCAATCTGCGCGACGAAGGCGACAACCACCTGATTGAGCTTGCCGTAGCAGGACGTGCGCAATATATCGCCACCCGCAATCTGAAAGATTTTGCACACAGCCAGCTTATCTTTCCCGAAATCAAAATCTGCACGCCCGAAACCCTGTTGGAGCAACGATGACGACCGTAACCCTACGCATTCCCGATGAAAAACACAGCCGCCTGCGCCTGTTGGCCGAATCGCGCGGCATGAGCGTGAACAAACTGATGGACGAAGCCGCAACCGTGATGCTGGCGGAATTTGATGCCGAAAACCGCTTTAAAGCCCGCGCCGCACAAGGCGATGTGCAAACTGCACTGACATTGCTGGATAAAGCACTCGATGTCTGAAAACTGCCCAATCTCCACCTTGTCCCAAACCGGCGTGCGCACCACCGCCGCTTCAATTGCCATCCCGTCCCTCCCGCAGGCCGTCTGAAAACGCCGCTTTGCGCAGTTGCGCCAAAGTCTTCATCGGCGCGATATGCACCACCACGCGCGGCGTATCGTCGTCGCGGCAGGTGTAGCGTTTGCACACATGGCAGGACACGATCTGCTTGTCGTCGCGGTAGGCAATGCCGTTGAGCGCGTCGAGTATCGCTTTGCAGAGGTTGTCCGCATCCGGTTTGGCCGTCGGATAGATTCCGCCCGCCGCCGCCGCTTCGCGTTTCTTCTTCGGCCACGACGCGGGAATCGGAAACCATGCCGTAATGCAGGCTTCCAGCGGCGTATCCCCATCGTGCTTCACAAAACCCTGTATCGCGGCGGCAGCCAGCGCGGCTTCCTGCACGGCCGCTTCGTAGCGGCGCGTCTTGGCGGGCGTGTAGGCGCGTCCCGACTTGGTAAAGCGCGGACGGCCTTTGCCCTGCGGTATGCCGTTGATGCGGATCAGCAGGCTTTCAGACGGCCTGGGTGTTTTCATAGCAAAAATCCCTGTTCTCTTTCCAATAAAATCAGTCTCACAAAAAGTCCTTGCACAAACTTCCAGGCAGTCTTATCATCGCGCCACTACTAAATATCAAGCGGAACAAAACGCCCCGACAGCGCGGTTTTTTTGTATCTGTACAATCTAACTTGTTGAATTTTAGCTGTTCCGTAAATACGTGGAACACAAAATCCCAGCTATGACGGGTTGATAGCCGTAAATACAAAACCTTTTGGGGGAATAGCGGCAGCCGTCTTGATACGGTAGTTGAAGCCCGTCGCCATTTTGGCGGCATCTGTAAACTAAATATCAAGGAGTTCATCATGAACACAATTCAAAACCTTTCTTTTGGTTCTGTAACCGTTTCTTTTAATCAGGCTGGTTTCTTAAACGCTACCCAAATTGCGAAATACTTTCACAAACGTCCCGAAACCTATCTGAAAACCGAACAAACTCAACAATATATCGTTGCCTTGTCAGAGCATTTGTCAAATACGCTAAAAAGTGTAATTGATGAAAATCAATTAGTTATCGTCAAAAGCGGCTCTTCTAAAAACGGCGGCGGCACATGGCTGCATCCCAAACTCGCCATCCATTTCGCCCGCTGGCTTGACCCGCGTTTTGCGGTGTGGTGCGACGGGCAGATTGAGCAAATCTTGTCAGGCCGTCTGAAACCCGCCCTGCCGCACGGTTCGCTTGTATTGTCCGCCTACGATGTCCACGCATTGTCCGCGCTGCTCAAACACCTGCCCTTTATGATGGCCTATGCCCAAAAAACACAAACGGCGGTACGTTCTTTGAATCACGAGCTGGCATACCGCACCCACGACCGCTTTCAGGACGGCTATATATTCGCCAGCCAGTTAGCGAAAAGCCTCAACCTGCCGATGCGCTCATGGCACGATGCGCTGGATATGCTCGGCTAGTTCGGCCAAACTGCCCGAAACTCCGGTTTCGGGCTTTTTTCAGACGGCCTCCAAGCCCGGCAGCAGCGGCTGGATCTGTCGCTCGTAATGCGCGATGCGTATCAGGTTAAAGGGCTTCTCGTCGCGCCGCTCGCGCAGCACCCGCCCCGCAAGGCTGGCCAGCGCGGCAGAACGCTGCTCCGCCTCCCGCGCCGCCAACAGCCCCGCAATCAAATCCGTGCTGATACCGTCCAAGCGGCGGCGCATGGCGTTGAAGGCCTGGATATAGGCCACCTTGATTTTCATCGCCTCGGGCGTGGTATAGCCCATCGTCAGCAGCATAAAACCGTCTTTGTCCATCTCGTACATCGGCAGCCTGCGCCCTGTTTTGTCGGTGTATTCACTCAGCCCAAATATGGTTTGAGCAAAACTATCAGGCACTTGCGCCATGATTTTGCGGATGTCGCGTATCACGTGCGTATGCCGTTTGCCAAAGGCCGCCGCCACTTTGCGGCTGTCGGTTTTCAATTCGTGTCCCTGCGCCGTAACCAGCGTTTCCACGGGTAGGTTTTTCATGTTTTACCCTTTCGTGTTTTCAAACTCTGCTTTCAGACGGCCTCTATCCTTGCCGTCCTGCGCCTTTGCAGCCACTCCGCCCGCTTGCGCACCGCTTCCGCCCCTGCCGCCTGAAAACGCCCGTTTTCGCACTCCGTAGCCGGATTCAGACACCGCCAGCCCTTTTCGCGCGATACCGCGCACACCAGCAGACCCGTCAGCCCGCGCTCTGCCGCCGTGCGCAAATCGGCGTGTTGGCATTGCAGGCACTTCATTGCCGGTAGCTTTCCCAGTTGAAGACCAGCACTTCGCCGCCGTCCTCTTTCACACGATCGGCAATCCGTGCGCCGACTGCTTCGCGCAGGCCGTTAAAATCGAGATTGGAAATCAGGATGGTCGGGCGGCAGTTCTGATAGCGTTCGTTGAACACGTCGAACAGGGCGCGGCTTTCGGCATCCGTGCCGCTTTGCACGCCCACCTCGTCGATCACCAGCAAATCATAGCCGCCGAATGCCGCGATAATCTGCGATTCGGTGTAGGCACTGCCGTAGCTTTTGGCTTCGCGTACCGTGCGGTTGAGTTCCGACACGCTGCAAAACCGCGCCATACCGCCGCAATTGCGGATAACGTGGCGGGCAACGGCGCAGGCAAGGTGGGTTTTTCCCGTTCCCGGATTGCCCAGCAGGGCGAGATTGCGGCCGCTGTGGCCTTGTGAAAACTCGTGCGCATAGGCTTTGATGCGCTCGATGTTGTAGCGTTGCGGCCGGTTGTCCGCATCCACGCAGTAGCCTGCGACGGTGCGTTCGGCAAAGCGTTTGGGGATGCGTGCCATGCCGATACGCTGCTCGATGATCCTGCGCTGCTGCTCCGCCTGCCTTGCCGCAAGAGCCGCCTCTTCGGCCTGCCTGCGCTGCTGCTCCGCCTCTTTCGCACACTCGGGACAGCCCTGCGTGTAGCGGCGGTAAACGCGCTCGGTGTAGTCCGTGCCGTGCCTGTCGCAATGCTTTTGCGTTTCGCTGAGCGGGGTCAGCATGGCGGCCAGCGTATGGCTGCTTTTCATCATTTCGCCGACGGATTTCACAACACGTCCTTCGCTAAAAACGCCCCGCCGACGGTGTGGATGGGCGTGTCTTTGACGGAGTTTCCACGCACGGCCGGATTGCGGTGTTCGTGCAGCCACTGTGCACAAAAACCCACCCAGCCGCGTTCGCAACACAGCGTCAATGCCTGTTCCAGCGACAAACCCGCACGGTTTGCCTCCCGCTCCAAGCCATCCAGCGCGGTTTTCGTCAGCGTGGCCGAACGCTTGTCCCTGCGCACCGCCAGATAATCCCGCGCCAAATCCCCGTCTATGCCCCGATCGGCCAAGAGGTTCAGCGCATCCAGCTCACGCCGTGCGGCGGAAGGTTGGCGTTTGGCAGGCTTGGCAGGTCTCGGCGGTGCGGCAGGTTTTTCAGACGGCCTGTCTGCAAGACTTTCCGAAGGTCGGTTGGCAGACACACAACGCGCCTCGCGCGTAATATTTCTGTTGTAATCTACTGCTGTAGTCTTCTGGTAGTCTTCTGTTCTTATATACGAATGTTGATTTTGCATTTCGTCGGCTGTTGATTCCTCACTTCCCGAATGTTGCTTTTGCATTTCGGGGCTGTTGCTTTTGCATTTCGGGGCTGTTGATTCCCCACTTCCCGAATGTTGCAGCATCAGCGCATCAAAAGCGTCCAAATCCAATCGGTAGTAAATCCGGTGTTCGATACGTTTTTCCGTTTCAACCAACACCCCCCGCTCGCGCAGCTTGGCGCGCGCGGTGCGCTGCTCCTGCACGCTCAATCCCGTTTCCATTTCAATCTCTTCGGCGGTGCGGTAAATGCCCAAATCGCTCTCGCCTTTGTCGTTCCAGTAGAAGAAATGGGAAAACAGAATCGACGCATTCACGCCGCCCAGCGGCTTGGCAAGCTGCGGGAAATAGGCAATCGGCCTGCCGTGCAGCTTCAACATTTCAGACGGCCTCATAGCCCGCTCCTTCCGTTTTCCAGCGTCAGATGGTAAACATTCGTCAGATTTTGGCCGTGTCCGATTTTCCGTTTTTCAATCCGTAAAAAACCGTATTCCTCCAGCCAGCGGATATGGTTGATTACCGCCCTGCTCGAACACTCCGCCGCCTCGGCCACGGAAGCATAGGAAGGCCGGCATTCCCCCCTGTCATTGGCCTGATCGGCCAGCTTCAGCAACACCAGCTTGCGGATGGCATTGCCCACTTTCAGGCTCATGGCTTTCGCCGTTAAAGACATACTCATGCTTCAACTCCCATCGAATAGCGCACATAACGCGCCCCGTTGTTTTCTTCGCCCGCGCGGGCAATCACCACCCCGCGCCCTTCCAATTCGGTAATCCGCGCGGCAAGCTGCGTAATGCCAAACTTCGCATAGGCTTCAAAACTCGTAACCGAGCCGCCCGCCTGCAAATATTCCAACAAACGCGCACACTGGCTGTTGCGCTTCAAAGGTTTCAAGGGCATAATTTCCTCCTCAATTTCATTGAGTGAAGTGATATAGTTCTTTCGTTCCCCCGACCCGTTCGGGGGCTTTTTTTGCCGTCTGTCCGTGCCGTCAAGCGTCTGTCCGCTTTGTCATTCATCCGTGTAGAATCGAAGTTCCACCAACAACCCTCCACGGAGAATTTGAAATGAATGAATCTGCTTACAATCAGGCCGTAGAAATCGCCAAAGCAGCCATACAGGCCAAGCCCGACATGTTTCTGAAAGGCTCGCAGCCCGTCTTCATCAAGCAAAGCGCGCAAACCATCGCCGACTTTATCGAACAAACCGCGCTTCACTTGGAAGCAGTGCGCGAACGCTTGGAAAAAGAGCGGTAATCCTCCAGCCACAGCAAAGCGTTTTCCAGCGACAAAAGCACATCAAACGGCGCAGCCTTGCTTTGGCGCGCCTTCTTCCACGCCAGCTTCTCCAAACGCTTGCGCTCTTTCTTTTTCAGCTTCAACCGCTTCGTCTCCATCTCACACCTCCTTCAATTCAGGCCAAATCTCGTGCCAGTCGTCAGGCCGCAGGTCTTTGCGCGAAACCAGCCCGCCCGTCGCCTGCTCGATTTTCGGGCAATATTTCGGCGGCATTTTTCTGTGTCCGTTTTTGACTTGCCATAAAAACGCGGGACTGACTCCCACTTTTTTTGACAACTCGGAGGCGGAAACTCCGCCGCTCAAATAATCAATTAATTTCATATAGCATTGCTTCTTATTTAATGCGAGATAGTATAGCAAAGATACGACAAGAATAGTAGCCTTGTTATTTTTAGCAATGCTTAAAATTGTTAAAAATGACAAGGAGACAAAAATGAATAGATTAGAACGGGTTAAAACCCTTATTGAAGAAAACTATAACGGTAATCAGACAGAATTTGCCCGCGCCATCGGCAAAGCGGCGGCACAGGTAAATCAATGGGTAAACGGATACCGCAATATCGGCGACGGTGCGGCAGCCAATATAGAAACCGCCCTAGACCTTCCGCGCGGCTGGCTCGACGGCGAAGCGGGGCACGCCTACCGCAGCGACACCCCCGTTGTCCGTGCGGGCTGGCTTTCCGTCCCCCGTCTGGCCGCCACCGGCGAAATGGGCGCGGGCATCGAAGCCGACGATCCCGATGCCGTGATTGATTTTGTCGTTGTTGCCCGCGCCTGGGCCAAACAGCAATTCGGCGGCAGCCTCGACAGCCTGCGCGTCATCAACGCCAAAGGCGACAGCATGGAAGACACCATCTCCGACGGCGACATCGTTTTTGCCGACAGCTCCGTCTGCTGCTACGAAGGCGACGGCATCTACGTCATCGCCACCGCCTCCGGCCTGCGCATCAAACGCCTGCAAGCACTCATCGGCGGCGGCCTCAACATCATTTCCGACAACAAAGCCTACCCCGTGGAAACCATCCCCCCCGAAAGCCTCGAACACATCCGCATCTGCGGCCGCGTCAAAGGCCGCTGGACGCTGGGTACGTTTTGAGCCGGCGAACAAACCCGTTAAAGTTTCTTTGGCTTAATCAGGAGAATTAATATGGCTGCATCAACCGCCGCAAACGAACATATTTACCAACTTCCCGCTTCACTTTATTTCCGCACAGATCGTCCGGTGCAAATCGGAGAATTGGTTACGTCTTTGCAGTCTTTGGAAAAAATAACTGCCAGAATGCCCAAGCTGCTGGGAACAATCGCAAATGTTCAGGTATTGCGCACCGAGCTGTTGGTAAACGAAATTCAGGCCGGCAGCATTTGGGAAGATTTCATCGTTTCCGTCGTATTCGGCAATGAAGAGGAGATGATAAAATTCAGCAAATATATGAACGGAGTTTTAAGGGAGCATCCTGTGGAAATTGGCAGCATACTAATCGGGGGGATGCTGGTTTTTGGCATTTATAAAGCGATTGCGTGGGCAAAGGGCGATTCGTCAAAAGATGCCAACCACATTGAAATAAAAAACAATACTATTATTCAGATTGGCGCGGAAACGGTTGAAAAGTCCCCGGAGCAATTTGTTGAAATAATCAAATCAACCGTGGGAGCGCACAAAAGCATAGCCAAAGAGGCTGTAAACGTGATTGCACCTGCCAAGAAAGAAAAAGGAAGCAGCATAAGTTTTGGAGGGAAAAACGAAGACTTGCCGACACTTGATGCGGGCTTAATCGAATCCGTACCCGGCTCGTTGAATATTGATCCGGAATCGTCATCGCGCGATTTCTACGATATTGATTTAAACATACGCAAATTAAACCGCGACGGCGATACAGGCTGGGAGGCACTTATGCCGCCGCATATTACCAGACGCTTGAAATTAACATTTGCAGATGGAATTTCCCATGAAGACATTGACGGGAAGTTCGAGTTTCGCGCCGATGTAAAAGTCTTCTACAAGCCGCAAGGGCGGAGCAGGACACTTACTCCGTATGAAATTATGCTGATTTCATTGGTTGAAAACTAAGCTCCCTGCTTTAGCCACAAAAAAGCCACGGAAAATCCGTGGTTTTTTTGCAAAAGTGCTTGCATATTATTCTAATGTGTATTAGAATTATCCCTGTTGTGAAGAGCAACAAAGGAAAAGCCCCCAAACCTGATAATTCGGGGGCGTTACACAGGAAGGATTACCCGATGAGTACCTTCATCAAAGTAATTTTTCTGGTGTTATTCTTGCTGATGTGGCAATCAGCTTGGTAACGTAGTACCAGACAGGGGGAGTTGCCGCTCCTCCTGCTTCCGCCTAATATACAAAACCTTTGCTGGAAAATCAATCATGGAAACGAAAAAATACGACCAAGCCGCCTACAACCGCAAAAGCCGCGAGAAACACGGCATACGCCAGAAGTCTTTTGCGCTCGACCCCGACACCATAGCCCTACTGGAGCGGCTGGCGGCAGAACGCGGCGAAACCCAAACCGCCGTATTCAAAGCAGCCTTGAATAAATTGGCAGAAGGTTGAGCCGCCGCAAAAGCGAAAAGCCCCGTAAATACGGGGCTTTCACGCAGAAAGTGCTTGCTTAAATTAGTAAGCTAGGCTATAATACATCCCATCGGTTGAACAAGAACCGATAGGACAAACGCCCAACCTGCAATCCTGCTTTAAGGGCACTTTCAGGAGAATGAAAAATGAAATGGCTCATTTTTATTCTTCTCATGGTTTTATCGGCTAACGCCTATTAACCTTTGAGAAGCGGCGGGGTGGTAACGACACCCTGCCGTTACTCAAAATCTTAAAGGAATCATCATGGCACTGTCAAGACACGAAATCCAAAAGAAATCCGACCAAAAGCGCGGTGTAAAAAACAAAGCCTTCAAAATGAAGCTGGAAGACATCGCGCTAATCGAGGAAACCGCCCAAAGGCTGGGCATCAGCCAAATCGACCTGGTTGTCCGCGCCGTGCGCGAATACGCCGAACGCAAGCCCTAGCCCGCAGGCCGCCTGAAAGTAAAAACAGTTGCGCCGGCATTTAAAAACAGGATAATTTCAGTAACTTTTTCATTTTTTTCAGGAGGCCGCATGAAGCCAAACATCGAAAGCGGGGTAATCGCCCTAAGCGTTTCAATGCCCGACGCAACACAGCGGCTTACCCCTGAAACCACCCCCGCCGCCGCAGTAGGCAAGCTGTTTGCCCAAATGGTGGAACTGCTCAAAAGCAAAGACATTGCGCCGCAGGAAATACTGTTTGCAGGCGTAACAGAGGGCTGCACGCAGCTTGCAGTCAGGGTGCCCGCAGGCAAAGAAACCGCGATTGCAGCCGCCTTAATGTCCAAAAGCGAAACAGATTTGGCCGGTATCAAAAAAACCCTTTCGCATTACGGCCTGTGCGCCAAAATACACACAGCGGACGGATTTGTCCGCAGCCTGATTCCCGAAACCAAGCCCGAAACCTACGAATACGAAGTCTTCCAAGAAGAAACATTCAGGGGCAAAGTCATCAACATCGGCGGCAAAGACGAAACCGTTCCCATGAAGCTGCTCACCGAAAACGGCGAAGTCAGCCTTACCATCGACAGCACCGACCTTGCCCGCCGTATCGGCGCACACCTGTTTGACTACATCGAATGCACCGGCAGCGGCCTGCTGAAACTCGATGCCCACAGCCTCAAATGGCAGCCCGTGGGCGGCAGATTCAAAATACACAGCTTTGAAGTCTTACCCGAAGCCGATTATGACGCATTTTTAGCAAAATTCCGCCTGATTGATTCCGAGTGGGGGGCGCACCGCCGACCCAATCCAGAAAATCGAAGCCATAAGGAGCGGCAGCTTATGATCGTGCTGGACAACAACGCCTTGGTTTTCCTTTACCGCCCCGAGGGCGGGCAGGAAGACCACAGCATCAGGATGAAGCACCTGTTTGAATGCCAAAAAGAACAAGGCGGCATTTTCGGCATACCCGCCCCCGTGCTATCCGAGTTTCTCATCGGCGAACCAAGCCCCGCCAAACGGCAGGAATTTTTGCAACTGTTTGGCGCGAAAAGCCGGATTTTCAAAATACTGCCTTTCGATATGAAAAGCGCGGCCGTCTGCGCCATCATCTCGACAGGCTCAAAAACCTGCCAAACGAAGAAAGCAAAGAACCGCGCCAAAAAATCAAAATCGACCGTCAGATTATGCAATCGCCCTAAGCAACAGCGCACGTCCGTTATCTCCCACGATAAAACCTACTGACACGCAGCCAGGCTGACTTGAAGCCATGTCGGTTGAAGACATAGAACTGCCGCCGAAATGCAGCCGGGCTTGTTTTAAATACCAAAGCCACACCCTGCTTTTTGGTATAAATCGCAGATACCGCAGGCCGTCTGAAAAACAGGCGGCCTTTTGCCATCGCCCAATCCCGCCCCCGCCCTTGCCCCGCCGCAAGGGCGGTTTTTTTGCGGCCTGCCGAAAACTTTGTTATCAATAAAATCAATGCTATATTAACTCTGCTACATTAAATCTTATCTTGCTATTGATGTATTCGCTAGCTTGGCTATACTACACCCATTCAAAACAACCCACCCAAGGAAGCCCGTCATGAACACCGCAGACATCCAAAGCCGCGCCGACGGCTACCACCTGCCCTGGAAGCCGCCTACTACCGCGCCCTTGATTTGGCCGAAGCCGCAGAAGACGAAGAAGAAAGAGCCAACGAAGCCGCGTATCAGCAGGCGCAATGGCACAGCCGCCACAGCCTGCCCGAACTGCTGGCCGCATGGGTGGAAGCCGACGACCTCTGCCAAGAAGACTACGAAAGCTGCGGCCAAAGCGATTTTGAAGCCTTCAACAAAGAAACCTTGGAGCTGATGGGCGGGCCGCCACTCGCCCTGCCCCTGCCGATACCCACATGGGCGGAGTATTGCGCCCTCAAAGCCGCCCCCCTCATGCGCGGCAGCGACCCCGAATCCAAACAAGGAAAGCAGCATGAACATCAGCGACGAACGAATCCGCTTCCTCATCGCCCGCCCCTATGCCCAAAGAGCCGCCGCCGCCGAGCTGGCCGCCCACATGAGCGCAGGCCAAACCATCGACACCCTCTACCGCAAAGTCAGCACCGCCGCATGGAACGAAATCATGCAGGTGCTGGAACAACAGGCCGCCGAACAAATCGCCGAGCAAATCGACGAATACCAATGGGAACAAAACCAC